GCGGATCTTCTTCGAGACATGGGCTGAACCGACCCTGCGCCAGCTCGTTCGCCTGATCCAGTATTACGAGACTGATCAGGTCATTTTGACGCTGGCGACCAAGAAGGCCGAACTCTGGCAACGATTTGGCATTGACAAGGTGACTGACGATCTGCTGCGGCAAGAGTTGACTGTGCGGATTAACGTGGGCATGGGCAATACCGATCCGCAGCGCCGGGTTGAAAAACTCATGTTCGCTGTGAAGAATGCTGCCGGTCTGCCAAAGATGGCCGAACGCATGAAGTCCGAAGATATTGCCGATGAAATTTTCGGCACTCTCGGATATAAGAATGCGGCTCGGTTCTTCCGCAACGATCAGGAACAGGAGGTGTACTCGAAGGAAAATCCAGAGCAGCCGCCACCTGAAATCCTGTTGCAGCAAGAAGAACTCAAGATGCACACGGCCGACAACGAGGCACGGCATCAGCGTGAAGTGATGAAGCTCGAAATGGAAGCTCAGACACGCTTTGCCAAAATGGCGCTCGATAGAAACATCAAGTTCGACACGATGATGAGGCAGCTCGGGCTTGCCGAGAAGAAAGAGCAGAACGCATTTACGGTTGCCCGAGGAAAGGACAAGACGACACGACAAGGCATGGCACTCGATAACGTAGTCAAACTGCGGGAAGCGAGAGTAAACCGGAATACCGGGGCAGGAGCTTAGGAGAACAAAATGACTGATCGTTTTTTAATCATTACCAAAGTCAAGGTGATCGACACGCCGGGAGTACCCGCAGATCCGGGGCCACCGGCTGTACCGGCAGTACCCGAAGTTTCACATTTGGAAGTCGCACAGGCTTACATCGAAGATGCGGCAACACAGGTTGCTATCAATCTGGAATTGCCTGTGCCGAATATGGACGCGTATCACCTGAGTTTTAACGGGCCGGATCTGAACGCATCACTTCAACCAGTGACCGTCAAGGGTGGTGCGCGAGCGCCGGGTACTGGCCGGGAAATTGTTGAGATCGAAGCTGGCGGTAGCACTGTCGGCTCGGCAGAAGTGGAGGTTTGACATGCCAAGAAGGGCAAGAATTGGTAGTGGGTGGAGAGATCGTCAAACTGGCGGTGGTCTTTGGGAGAATCGTCAAACTGGCGGTACTCCGGGCGGTAGCCCGGGTCGTCAGGGCAGTGCGCGAACAGGAACGGTTGGTGGTCGCCCCGGTGGCGGTCCCGGTCGTCCGGGCAGTGGGCGAACAGGAACGGCTGGCGGTACTCCGGGCGGTAGCCCGGGTCGTGGCGGCGGTGGCGGTCCTCCCCCTGGTGGTGGCGGTGTTCCGGGTGGTCCGGGTCGCGGTCCCGGTGGTCGTGGTAGTCCTCGTCCAGTTCCGACTGGCGGCGGTGGCGGTGGCGGCGGTGGTCCGGGTCGTCCGGGCGGTCCTCGTAGCGGTGGTGGTCGTGGCGGCGGTGGCGGTCCTCCCCCCGGTGGCGGTGGCGGTGGTCGTCCAGGTCGCGGTGGAGGCTACTGATGGCTGACAAAATCCCAACAGGCCGAACTGGCGAGAGCAAAGTTGCATCACCGAAAGAGCCGCGAATCAAGATAGGTCAAGTGACTATCTATCACGGTGGAGCAACAGAATATATGGGATCCCCGGTTTGGACAGATGAAGCTGGTAGGCGTCACGTAGGCCCGAAACCAAAAGCAACTGGTGGTGGTCGTGGCGGCGGCGGTGGAGGAGGTTACTAATGGCAATTAAAATCAGACTCGGCAAGCGTGATGCAGGTTCGGAAACGAAATCGACTATGCCTGGACGATATGCTCCGGGGTATTCGCCACCGATATTTGGAGACATACCGATGGCGAAAATGACCAAGCGTGAAGCGCGTCGTGCGCGAAAAGAGGCGCAGAGTCAACAAAAAGCAGCGGTTGAAGCTGGTCAAATGAGAACAGCGAACGAACTCGGAAAACGGGAACGGGATTTGAAAAAACTATACACATAGGAGAACAACATGGCTGACCCGACACAGCTGGAAGGAATTGATTTTGTAAACGATCAGGAACGGCAGTATTTTGCAGAAGCCGTTATCGGGGAAGAAGTCAGGCAATTTTTGGTTTCTTCCGTTGGCAAATTTTTACATGGGTGTGCGAAGGCCGAATACGATTTATGTCGAGACGAAATGTTCGATCTCGATCCGTACACGCCAGAAGGAAAACGTGAATACATGCGATTGAAAGCAAATGCTTGGGCGGCATCACATTTTATGAAGTGGTGCGTCGAGTCAGTACAAAACGGCAATAACGCTGCAACACAGTTGGAGCATTATCGGGAAAACTTAGGAGAATGAAATGAACACAGCCACCCAACAGGGCGCGCCACGCGATTACGTCACAAACGCGCCTTCGAATAAGCCACCGAATCCAGACCTCGCTATCAACGAAGTCATTGTCAAAGAAAGTCCACGCGACGTTTCTATCGCTGCAATGACTCAGCGCATGGAAGATAATCGCGTAGAAGAATTGAACGAAGCCATTGCGGCCGATCCGGGGTTGGCGGCGAATCAAGCCCAGATCGAGAATCAAATCGACGCCGCGAACAAAGAGGCTATCGCGGCCGGTGAGTTACCAGCGCCGGCCAAAGAAACTACTGACGGAGCTGCATCAGTACAACCGATGCACGCGCCGCCAGCCGCACCAAAACCGGATGCGCTGCCAGCCGAGCTGGCTGCTGATCCGCTATCTGAGTACATCGTCATGCAGGATGGAAAACCGATGTTTTCCACCAAAGTGAACGGACAGCCTCGGCTTATCCCACTCGAAGATGCACGGCGCGAACTGCAGATAGGAACCGCTGCAGCCATACGAATGAACGAAGCTACACGTTATTCGCAGCAAGTTGAGCAACGTGCGCAACAGGTGTCGGCAAGTGAAGCCGCCCTGGCAAAGCGTATGCAGCAGCCCGTAGCACCAGTACGAACGGCAGTACCCGCTCAAACGGATCTGTCGGAAGAAGCCCTCTATGATGAGGCGAAAGAAATCTTCCAAACGGCATTCACAGGCACCGAGGAAGACGCTGCACGAAAGCTGGCTAAGACGCTAGTCAAACTTCGCGGATCAGTTGCCGTTCCGGCAGTTCAACCGCAAATAGACGAACGGACTATTGTCAGAAAAGCAGCAACCGCGGCTGTAAACGCGGTACAGGCGGTCGAGCAAACGAAGGACGTTCGAGCTGGATATACCAAATTCCAAGAGAACTATCCCGACATAATGGGCGATCCCGTACTGTATAAAATGGCCGACGACATGACCGACGAAATTGAGCAAGAGCATCCAGAATGGTTGATCTCTCAAGTCATGGACGAAGCAGGAAAACGCACACGCACATGGGTAAACAGGATGAAGGGCGTTCCAGATCCAGATCCAGACCCGGATCCGAATTTGCAACCACCCCCTCGCTTGGCTGCCGGTGAGCCTGCGTCACCTCCCACCCAAGAACATCGTCAAGAAAGAAAACAGGGGCTAGTAAGGATGCCCGCGGTTGCAAACGCAGCTGTACATGAAGAACCTTCGGACGACGCTGCAAAAGAGCAAACTCCGCAAGAGGCTTTTGATGAGTTGCGACAATCGAGGGGGCAACCGGCCTAGCTAATTTTTTGAAGCTATGGAGGAATTGTCATGGCAGGACAAGTCTGGCAGACAAACGCTTTGGGTGGCTTCATGTGGTCGCCCAATCTGAGCCGCAAGCTCAGAACGGCTTTACAGCCGATGGTGCGCTTTCGTCAATTCTGTGATGCCCGCGAGGCATTCGGAAAAGGCAAGGGTGACACCTTCAACTGGAACCACTATTCGGACGTATCGGTACAGGGTGGAACCCTGAACGAAACCGACACTATGCCGGAATCGAATTTCACGATCACGCAGTCGAGTCTGACTGTCGAGGAATTCGGTAATAGTGTTCCTTACACGAAGAAACTGGACGATTTGAGCGAGCATCCGGTAACGGAAATCGTTCACAAAGTCTTGAAGAACGACGCCCGGAAGGCGCTCGATTCAGCTGCAAATGCGCAGTTCGAATTGACGCCGATACGTGCGGTAAGTACGTCAGCAACAGCTATCACGTTTACGACCAATGGTGTTCCCTCGGGCACGCCAACGGACGCATTCAACGATCAGCACAGCAAGATCATTGCGGACGAACTCACCGAGCGGGACATTCCCACGTTCGACGGTAACAACTACATGGCGATAGCACGGCCGACTACACTTCGGCCTTTCAAGGACGATCTTGAAGCTATCCACCAGTTCGTGACCGAAGGCTGGCATGTCATTATGAACGGTGAAAAGGGTCGTCACGAAGGCATTCGATACTGTGAGCAGACGAATATCGCATCGGAAGGTTGGGCTTTATCCGATGGTATTTTCTTCTTCGGTGCCGATACTGTCGTCGAGGCGTTTTCAATCCAAGAGGAAATCCGCGGTAAAATACCAACCGATTACGGACGTTCTCGCGGAGTTGCGTGGTATGCGTTGCTTGGGTATGGGATCGTCCACACCACGGCACTGCAGGCTCGTATCATCAAGTGGGATTCAACTGAATAGGAGGCTTAATCATGGCTAGAAATCAAAATTTCTATGACAATGCGGACAGCCGTACTTATCGGTTTCCCGCTGTAACTGTGTCAGCAGCCGCAGTCATTGGTCGCATTGCCGGACCAGCTGGAAAGGTCGGTCGTGTTCGAGGAATCGAATATCTCGTCACAACCGGCGTGACTGTAGCGGCAGCGTTGGTATCTGTTGGCGTCAATGGGGCAACCCTGCCGGCGTCGGTCTCTATTCCTGTATTAGCAGCCAATCTCGGTGGCGGTCAGACCGACGCTGAGATAAAAGCTGCCGGTGCGGACGAGGTTGCAGGAGTCAACGATGTTGAGCTGACGGCAGACACGACGATTGAAGTTGCAAGTGACGGTGGCGCGACTGCCGGTGCTGTGGATTTGATCGTCAAAGTCGATTGGTTCTAAGGAGGAATCACCATGAGAGTACAAGCAGGACATGGCGGTGGTTTTAAGGGCGAGTACAGCGCGCCCGCTCACAAGGCATCAACGATTCGAGGTTCGTTTATGAGCGACGACTCTGCGGGTGTTCAGGATGGCCTGTCGGCCAGAATGGACATGGACAGCGAGTCGTTGTTTGATTTCGAGATCAACGAACAGATGTCTAACTCGGGTAATCCCCGGCAAGCAATTGTCGGTCCGAGAGGCACGAAGTCTGTGTCTGAAAAAGGTCACACGTTCACGATGTGCTGATCGAACGAAGTCCGGGGCTTCGGCCCCGGATCTCTTAATTTTTTGGAGGAATTGAAATGCCAAAATTTGAAATTCCCGTTCCGAAGTTGAACAAGTACACGAACGAAAATTTCATCATCGCCCCGAACATGGTCGATGAGGACAACATGGCAGATAGTGTCGAAGCTCGATTCGTTGCGAACGCTTGCATCGAAGAAGGATGCTCTGGCCGGAAGTCAATCGACACCCTGTTCGAGAACTTTAGCCAGGATATCGTGGATGTGCCGCGAAGCACTATTCCCGAGCTTGCCGTTGGTGACGCCGGAGTGCCGAACCACGAAGGTACGGAAAATCCCGCGCCGGTTTGCGTGGATCTTCAAGACTATCCGCACAGGAGATATTGAAATGGCGAAGAAGAAAGTGAAGGCGAAAAACGTCGCGCACGAAAAAGGAAAAGAGAGTGTCGAGACAGAAGTGCTAGTCAGTGCGCCTGATCCAGAGGCACAACCAGCGCCGCCGCCCGCCATCGAGAAAGAACAAGTTTTCAAAGTGATGGATAACGGACAGGCTACGTTCTACACGGAAACCGAGTACCGAAAGAAATATGGCAAAAAGAAAAGCAAAAAGTAAGTCGGTAGCAGATCCGTTGGTTCGAGTCCGCGGAGGCCCGAGAGGCTTTCGCATGATCAAACTTTCTGATTGGAAGAAAGAGAAAGCACAAGGTAGAGGTATGCAACGATGAGAGAATTCGACCCCGACAGCGATTATCAAAAGCATCGTGATTTAATCAATGGTGTTCACTACACCCAAGATGGCTATGCGTTCACATCTGGTTACAAGTGTATCGGCAAAGTCACCGGCTCGAAAAAGCCAGCCACGACAAAAGAGCAAACTCCGGCACAAAAAAGTGCGAAGGAACGTGCCAGCGACAAATTGAAAGGATTCGCAAAACCGGATATGCCGGATGAAATGCAGTCTGCTCTGGAAGAAAACAAGACAGCTGCGATTGCAGAGGAACAAGCGGAATGAGTACCTATCTCGAACTTGTAGATGATCTTCATTATTCCGTAGGCGCGGCCGGCACAGCGCCAGCAGCCGTAACAGGATTGACCGGCGAAGCTCGCCGGCTCGCTTTGTGGATTCAACAGGCTGACGATTACGTTCAATCGTTGTGGGTGAACTGGAAATATCTGCGACAGGAATATTCAGAAGATACGATCTCAGGGATTGCGACTGCAGCTGCACCCGCGAACCTAAAATATTGGGACTACAAAACTTTCAGGATAATTCTGCCCGGCGAGACTGATAAAAATCCATTTCAAACGTCTGAGTACGACAAAGCTAAAATGGACATTTTGGATACGGATCCTGATGTACCGTGGCGAGCGATCATCATGCCGGACAATTCCATTTTGTTTGAATCCGTTCCCGATGATGCTTACACCATCGAAGCGGATTACTACGACAAGCCCACCTTACTGGCGGCAAATTCGGACGTATCACTGATACCCGAGGAATACCATCAGGTGATATTGGGTCGGGCAATGATTCTTTATTCAAATTTCGAAAGCGCGCCTGAGATCAAAGATCAGGGCGAAGAAATTTACATAGAGCAGTTGGCCCGTTTGGAAAACGATCAGCTGCCGAATCAGTGGAACGCACGATTCAATACGGGAGCTATGATCGAAGTTATTGCGGAGTAACGCATGACAGGGGCGCTCGTAAGTGGCAGGCGTGTAAACGCTAAACGTGCTGTCACAAGAACACAGTATTACGCTCTCGAAGGTGGACTGGATGTTGTGACACCAGCATTGTCCATTCGTCCCGGCATGGCGATTGCAATGGTCAACTTCGAACCGTGGTATCAGGGCGGCTATCGGCGCATACCTGGGTATGAACGATTTGACGGACGCCCGAAACCTTCCGATGCTTCCTTCTCAGGCTTTGACGTTGACGACATTTCGACTCTGACGCTGCGTGACACGATCACTGGCGACGTTTCTGGCACGACTGGCATCCTCATCGGCATCTATGACGATGATGGCACCTTCGGATCCGATGCGATCGGAGTGACGAAAGTCGTCGGCCCCGGGTTCGATGGCACTGAAACTCTGAACGCTGGTGCGCTCACTATGGCCGGGGCAGCGGTCGAGCTGCAAGCGCCGACTGTCGCGCTCGAGGAAACTTGGCTGCTCGAAGCAGAGCTGGAATACCGCGAGGACATTTTGGTTGTGCCAGGATCCGGGCAAGCCCGGGGAGTGTGGCAGCGTCTTGCCGATGTTTATGCGATCCGCGATAACGCGGGCGCAACCGCGGGAATTCTCCACAAGGCCACCACATCTGGGTGGGACACTGCGCCGATCACGATGGCCGAGACAATCCGTTTCGATACAGGACTAAATGCTGGCGGCGACGTTGTTGAAGGCGATACTCTGACCGGAGGTAGCAGTGGAGCAACCGGAACCATTCATCGGATTGTATTGAATGGCGGCTCAAACTCATGGGACGGGAGCGGCGAGGGTTATTACGTTCTGACTGGTGTGGCTGGCGGTCCATTTACTGACACGGAATCCTTAGAGTCGCCAGCCTTGACTGCGGTTGCGACTGCTGACGGTGTGAATTCCACATTTGCCTTCTCTCCTGGTGGTGTCTATCGGTTCATCAATCATAACTTTTTCGGCGGCTCGGGAACATATCGAGTGTACGGATGCAACGGTGTCGATGCGGGATTCGAGATTGATGAAAACGATATTGTGTCTCCGATCCTGATGCCGATCAATCCAGTGACCGGGGTAGCACCGACCAACAACACACCATTTCTTGTCGAAGAACATCGAAATCATTTGTGGTTCGCATTCGAAGGTGGATCAGCTCAACACTCTGCGACAGGCACACCGTTGATTTGGAGTGGATTCCTCGGGGCCGGCGAGTTTGCAATGGGCGACGAGCTTACGAGCATGAATAGCATTGTTGGCAACGTGCTGGTGATCACGACCACACGCGAGACTCGCGGTATTTTTGGTACATCAGTGCTGGATTGGGAACTCAAGATCGTAGCTGAACAGTCAGGCGGTTTGCTGTTCGGAGCACAAAAGATCGACACGGTTTATTCGCTCGATGATCTCGGCGTTACTTCGATTGCCAGATCTGATCAGTTGGGCGATTTCATATCGGCTACAGTGTCACAGCAAGTGCAGCCGATCATCATTGCGCAACGTCCACGATTTACCGATTCAACCATCGTGCGTGAATCAAATCAGTACCGAATGTATTTCAACGATAAGAGCTGCGTGGTGATGTATGTCACGGCCGGTTCGCAAGCGGAAACACAAGTCCGCAGACGTACTTCCAAATCGCCATCCGAATTCGGATTTCTTTCTTATGACATTGACGTTGCAAACATCTACAACACCGACGACGAAACCGGAAAAGAGCGTACCTATTTCGTTACTTCGGATGCGACTTTTGAAGGTTTTGTGTTCGAGGATCAGATAGGAAAGAATTTCGACGGCGAAGAAATTGCGGCATACATTCGCACAGCATTTAATCAGGTGGGATCGCCTTCCTACCGCAAACGCTTCCGGCGAGCAGATCTCGAACTCAATATCGTCAACCCGCAAGAATTACAAATACAATTTGCCAGCGATCTCACGTATTCCAAGCCAGAGATATCGAGTGGACTGGACAACATCGTGACTACGGACATTCCCGAAGTGACCGTGTTTGGCGGCGGCGGTTTTTGGGACGATGTTAATTGGGACGAATTTTTGTGGGACGGTTCAGCAATCTCGACCGCCAGGGCAGATCTATCCGGCACAGGTGAAAACATCGGGTTCCTGATCTTCAACCAAACGGCAAAAGCAAAACCGTGGGTGATGCAGGGAATCACGTTGCACTATGATATGCGGAGGCTTCAACGGTGACGATCACCAATCCTTATTACGAATTTACACCAGAATTCGTTCCGGCCACGAAAGCGAGATCCGATGCGGTCAACGTCCAGTATCAGCTGATCCAAAACGCGTTTGATCTTTTGCCGGCTGATCCAGATGCGACGACGACAGACACGGCGGTCTTTGCGCCTGAGTCTGGATCCGGCAACGCATATGTTGTCACGATGCCTAATACGCGGACCTCGAATCAGGACGGTGATGGAATCCGCTTCTTTGCGACTCACACGAACACTGGTTCAGCCACATTAGCTGTCGATGCCATTGGCGCAGTCGCCCTGGTGAATTGGACTGGCACAGTTTTGGGCGGCGGCGAGATTGTATCGGGCCGGATCTACGAAATCCGGTACGACGCCGCCAATGTACAGTTCGTATTAGCCGCATCAACGGATGGGGCCATTCAAGTCGGCTATGCCGAAGAATGGGCGATCAAAGCGGAAGACGTTCCGGTTTCCGTCGCAGCTGGTGGTGATGGCACTACGGACTTCTCAGCATTCCATTGGGCGCAAAAAGCATTGGCGACAGCGGTAAGCGGCCGGGTACTCACCGATATCAATACTGCAACGCCACCGACAACCGAAGGCGTTACGGGCGCGCATGAAATCTGGGATGCGGATCAAACCGACATTTTGCAACGATTAGGATTTGAAGGCAGCAATACGCTTGTTCTAAAAAACTTCATGCACGGTGGCGGTTTTCTAGTAACTATCGAAGACGACACCGGCATAGAGCGAACATTGCTCGAAACAGCAGTTGTAGCGGGTGGCGATACGTTTTGGACTGAGGTTGAAGCGTCAGCAGATATGGAGGGTTCTGATGGTGCGACTTCGTACACCGAACTTTCACTCAATCTTGCGGCCGCGACTTTTGAGGGTGGCGCGGAGCTTGATACAGCACAATTCCAGTCCGGCACATCTTCATTGCTGCTCGACAGATCAACCAATGACTTCATTAGTTTCCCTGATATTCCTGCATTCGATTTTGGCACTGGCGATTGGACTTTGGAAGGATGGGCAAGATTAGCTTCGTTGCCTGCAATCGGCTTTACTAATGATCCCGGTTATTGCATGGCTTCAATTTGGGATGATGGCAATGTCGAGCAGATCCGACTCGAAATTATCCGTGACGCCTTCGGTACGCGATTAAGCCTCTCGGGTAATGGTGGATGGGGGGAAGTAGGCACGATCAGCGGCGGTGTCGCGCTCAACACTTGGTTTCACTGGGCGATTACTCGAACGGGCGGCGATATCAATGCGTACTGGAATGGCAACCAAGAGACTAGCGATTTCGGGGCTGCTCCTGCCGACATGGGCGGTTCAGCAGCGCCGCTTCGTATTGGTCAATCGGATGGCATTGGAAGAACCGACTTCTTTGACGGTTGGATTGACGATGTTCGCTTGACGATTGGCACTGCCAGGTACACCGGAACTGGCAGCATCACACCAGACAGTACGCCCTTCCCAACCAGCGGCCCGAGCGAAGGATTCAAAGTAGGCAATTCAACGATTCAAACAGTCATTCGCGGATCTGGCGACGATGCAGCTCAGACGATCTCGCCTGCGACTGGTGGCATGGAAGTAAACAATACGTTCACAGGCGTGGGTATGGAACGTGTTCTGACTGATTCGGATATCAGCACTGGCGGTGCTGCTGTTGATGCTCAATACAGGTTCGATAATGCAACCGCAGAAGCAGATCCCGGTAACGGCGATTTCCGCATGGACAACGCTACGCCGGCGTCTGTCACCGAGTTGTTTATCTCAAGCACAACCGACAACAACAACGACTTCGACAACATGCTCGGTTTCCTCAGTTCCGGCGATCAGATCTACATTCAGCAGGACGACGACGCTACGAAATTCATTCTGTTTGATGTCACGGCGAACGTGGACAACACCGGCTGGTACTCAATAGCTGGCACGATCAACGTCAGCGGCACGATCTTCGGCAACAATGCCAAGTGTCACATCATCCTCTTGTTCGGTGGTACAGGCGGCGGCGGTGGATCACTCACTGCTCCTGTCATCGCCCTGGCTGATATCAATACGGCGACGCCGCCAGTGGCAGAAGCCGTTACGGGCGCGTATGAGATTTGGGATGCCGATGAAACTGATCTGCTCGGCCGGCTAGGTTATTCCGCTTCGAACGATCTTATACTCAGCAATCGAATGCACAACGGTGAAGTGCGGCTTACGGGTGAAGATGCGGGCGGCACAACTCGAACATTTTTCCTAGCTGATCCAAACAGCATTGTCGATATAACCGCGCAAACAAGTCTCCGACTTTTCATTGATGGCGGGAACAACGCGATAATCGCTACCGGAGGCGCTGGTGTCGATCTCTATCACAACAACATAGAACGATTTGGCACTGGCGCAGCAGGCGTAGTCACAGTCAGGAGTGATGATAACGTCCAAAGTTCAACTCGTATGCTCGCATTTGCAATGCAAAATGGTACGAGACAAGGATTTATCGGACACGAAACTGGTTCTGTTTTTCACATACGAAGTGAATCGCACGGACAGAATATTACGGTGTCTGCCGAAGATGCAGGCGGCATTGTTAGAACGCTTATTTCTGGCGATCCTGATGGCGATTCATTCGCTCGCGCTACCAGACATTTCACGATACAAACTAACATCACCGAAGACGCATTAGTCGCAACTCAAAATGCCGATGTTGCACTTTTTTATAATGATATTAAAAAATTGAGAACTGATGCTTTTGGTGCGGCAATTTTGGCTAACATCAATACGGCAACGCCGCCAACGACTGAGGCGGTAAATGGGAGATTATGGTTCAGAGATCTGGCTGACAATGACGATTTGGGATATGTCGGTTATCAGGGCAGCAATGTTCTCTTAATTCAAAATCTCATGCACGCCGGCAAGATTGCTTTTCAGGCTGAAACCACTGCAGGCGTTAGTCGTAAAATGCTTGAATTGCTTCCTAACGGTGGACCGTCAGTCACGTTGCTCGAAGTTGGTGTTGCGGTTGTTCAATCGAAAACTGCTTCTACTGGTGGCCTTGAAGTCAACAACACTTTGACTGGTGGTGGTTTTGAACGGGTTCTAACCGAATCAGATGGTGTGCAATTAGCGATCAAGAAGGCAGATACTTCTCGATCAAGCACCACAACACTCGCTGACGACCCGGATCTGGCAATCACAGTCGATGGCACTGCCTACTACGCTGTCACGATTCACGGACACGTTACTTGTGCAGCTGCCGGCATCGACATGAAATATGCGCTCGATGGCGCAACAGGCAGGATAATTCAAGCGTTATTCACGTATGCACCAGAAACATCGACTACTGGTGGCGTGGCGATATTTGGTGAGTCCACCGATCAAGGCAATGGCGGCACGATGGATTTGGATGGGGTGTTTCAATATTCCTTCACTTATACGGGATATGTTTACTTCTCCACTGGTGGCGCTGGCGCTCGCACTATCGAATTCACATGGGCGCAGAATATTTCCAATGCTACGGCCGTGGTACTCAAAGAGGGTTCTTGGATGACAGTTCAAAAAGTTGGGGATTTCTAAGTCATGCCTCGCGGAGGTGGTCGTCCAGGTGGACGTAGAGGTGGTCGTGGTGGTGGCCGGCTTGCAGACGGAGCGGACGCTATTATTGATCCGGTCGTGGTCGATCCGATTGATCCGATTGATCCAATACCGTTTGACGAAGGCGGGATAGATCTAGGCGATCCAGACGATTGGCAAACTGCGGACACAGGAGAAGAAGATATGGGTTTGTTAAATGATGGGGCAGTGCCGGAGAACGGTGGTGCTGCTGAAAGCCTCACAGGTGAAGGACCGGGGCCGGTAATTCAGGTTCCACCTACTGTTGGCATAGACGATCCGAACCCGGATTTGGTTGGTGGTGGCGGTGGCGGCGGCGGTGGCGGCGGCGCTGGTGTTGGTGTTGATGCTGCGGGTGATCCGATAATCGACCCACAAGGCACAACAGTACCGGACTTGTATCCAGAAGATCCCGGCGTCGTCGGCGCAGATCCCGGTGACGTACCAGATCCTACAGGTGCAGACGTTACTGAAACCGATCAGGGTGTGGCCGATGTTGGAACGCCCGGCGAGGCCGAGACCACTACGGGTCGTATCACTGAAACGCTTGATGAAGGCGGCGGCGGCATCGGCGCTGAACAGACCGGCCTGACTACCGAAGCCCAGGTGGATGCGGAGCTTGCCAGGATACTTGAGCAAGGCGGGCCGCTAATGACGCGGGCGAGCGCGGAAGCGGTGATGCGAGCGAATGCCCGGGGATTGCAGAATACCTCGATGGCAGTCGGCATGGCGCAAGGCGCTATGGTTGATCGTGCATTGCCGATGGCGCAGCAGAATGCGCAGCAAGCCTTACAACGTGAACTGGCAAACACGGAGAATCGACAAGAAGCCAGCATGTTCACAGCCGAGCAACAAAACCGGCTGACTGCGCTCGAAGCCGAACTCGGCATGGAGCTGAACATATTCAATGCCGACCAGCTGAATCAGGCTGAACGGTTAGGCGCGGAATTGCGGACCGCGCTCGAACAACAGGACGCGGCAGCATACAACGACGCGTCACGACAGTTGGCCGATCTGCAGCGGGACGCACAAGCGCAACAGGCTGAACTCGATTATCGGGCTTCACAAGCCGAGGCAGATGCCCGGAACGCTTTGAACGCTCAGATCATTGACAACATCACGCGGATCAATCAGCAGTACCTTCAAAATATGGGTATGGCTGACGTTGCGACGATTCAGGGAACGTATCAACAACTGATCCAGATGAACGCAACGGCCGGCACGATCTTCAACGGTTATCTGTCCGCAATGGGCGCATTGATGGACGACCCGGATATGACGCCGGAACAGGTGCAGGATGGCCTGCGAAGTATGCAGACGATGTTGGAGTCGTCAATGCGTATGCTTGCCGAAATCAACGATATGGATTTCGAATTCGAAATGGAGGAAGGCGGCGACGGCGGTAATGGCCCGACTTGTTTCGAAGCCGGAACGTGCTTCCGCATGGCAGACGGATCGCTCAAGAAGATCGAGGACATTAAAGCGAAGGATGAAATGGAACTCGGCGGTAGGGTTTACTTTGCTATTTCTGGCGACGGTACTCAGGACACATGGTTCGACGTTGATGGCATCAAGGTATCTGGTTCACACGCCATGAAGAAAGACGGAACATGGATACGCGTCGAAGACGCCGGATACAAAGAGGCCGATACAGTCGATATATTCCATGTACTCATCAACGAGAATCACAGGATGGTGGCCGAGAGTGGTCAGATCTTTGCTGATTACGATGAAGTCGATCTTGACGATACTGGTTGGCACGAATACGCCATCGACAGGCTCAACGGTGAGGATGAGAAATTCATGCAAAGGGGAAAAATAGCAGCATGATCAGACCGGCGACATTAGCTGACGTTGACGCGATCTTCGATCTCGCAATGGCTTTGACTCCGCAGTATCCGCAGTTGAAACCGGATAAGGTCAAGATCCGCAAAGGCATCATTCAGGCGATCAGTTCGGCAAATCACTTCGCCTGGGTAAGTGTGAGTTCATACGAAGGACTCAAGGGTGCGCTGATTGGTTTGACCAGCGAGAATCTATGGGCGCAGCGCAAAAATTGTCTGATCCCGCTGTGGTTCACGGAAATCCGTGGTGACGGTGCGAGGTTGCTGCGAGCGTTCAAAATGTGGTTACGATCCCGGCGAGCGATTCGAGTTGCCGGGTTTGTTTCTGACTCAGAATACGTCGATCCGCGGGCTTACCAGCTTGCCGAGCGTATGGGTTTTTCGAGATATGGTGGTGCGTATCTCTTGTTTAACTAGGAAGGTGCGATATGGGATTTTTCAGTAGTTTATGGTCGGGGGTCAAAAGTGTCTTCAAGGGTGTAATGAAGATCTTCTCTCCGATCTTGAAGCCTCTCGGCAAAATCCTCAACTCAGGTTGGGGCAAGGCGCTGATGCTGGCAATGTCGGTGTTCACAATGGGTGCTTCTTTAATGGCCGGATTTTCGGCCTTCACAAACACAGCCGGCAGCTTCTTGGCGAAATTCGTTGCAGGCGGTAAAGCATTCATCGGCTCGCTGCTCGGCCAGAAGCCAAGCGAGGTAGGCACGGCTGCAACTACTCCGGTAGCTGGTGGTGGTGCAGCTGGTGAACTGGCAGCGCAAGCTCAAATCAATCCGGGTCAATTTGTCGGTGACGTTAGTGGTGGCGCGGCCGGATCAGGTGCATTCGGGCCGGGTCCGACTGGTGATGTGATGCGGCAAGCTGTTTCCGGTCCCGGTGGTCCCGCGGCCGGACAAGGCGCAATGCTGCCGCCAGGTGGCGGTATCGCCCCACCATCTCCGGTTGCTCCGACTGCTCCGAGTGTGCTTCCGGGCGGGCTTGATCCGGCAGGAACATCTACCAAAGCAATGACGCAAATGGCGGCAAAAGGTGGTTTTGGTGGTGGTGGCACTCAAAAAGGCAACTGGTTATCCAGAGCAGCCGGCAAAGCATGGGAATTCGCAAAATCCGAAGTCGGCAGAGAGGTAATCGGCGGCATGATGGAAGGCTACTATCAAGGCAAACGCGACGACGCTTACTACGCCGAACAGCGACGTATTGACGATATGTGGCGCAATCCAAATAACCCTGGAAGGCGAGGGATCGAGGAAAATCGGCAGCGATTAGAAAACTACAACGCTCCGCGAGGATTGTCGGGAGCTGGCAGTGTTTACGCCTCACGAATTGCTCGCCAAAACATTAGCGAATATCAACCGTCAGTGCCGTTTACACGCGCACCCGGGGGAGGAGGTTAATCATGCCAAACGGAAGATTAAGTCAAGCAGCAGCAGCACCACAGGGCGGCGCACCAGCACCAGCACCAGCACCAGCACCACAGGGCGGCGGCGCACCCATAGCCCCGCAACTGGCGAGCGCAGCAGCACAGGCAGGCGCACCAGCTCCGGGCGGCGGCGGCGCAGGCGCACCAGCACCACAGGGCGGCGGCGGTGGCGCACCACCACCAACCGGCCCACCGACCGTACCGCCCGGCCAGCCGATACCTATCGGTATGTTGTCAGGTAATCGTCGCGCCGATCCCATGCAGCGCGGCATAGATCAGGTCGATCCCGGTGCTGCAGCGGTCGAGGGTCACATGCCACCCGGCATGAACGAAGAACAGGCGACCCCGGAAGAACAGGCCGAATACGAGCGCGCAATGCGAGCTTTAGCACAAGTGCTGTATGCGAACGACAATGTTGCGAATTCGATTGTCGATCAGATCCAAGTGGAAGATCGAGTCGGTTCTACGACAAAAGTGAGCATTTTGCTGATTCAGCAGTTGGACAAGAAACTGCAGATGGACGAAAGCATCGTCGCTCAAATGTCGCAGGAAGTGGTCGAGCGGATCATGGAGCTGGCCGAAGCTCGGCATAACTTTGAGTACGGTGATCGAGAAGGGCAAGTCATTATGGGATCTGTCTGGGAAGGCGTTCAACAAATGTTCGGAATGGAACGAGGGGATGCCGAAGCTCTTATGGCCGGGATAGGCGGTGAAGGTATTGCTGATCTCAAGCAACAACATGAGGCATTTTACAATGGGTAGTTTAGCTCTGGCTGGCGTAATAGGCGGTGCTGGTGAAGGGTTGCAAAGATCAGCTGAATCTGACCGATTGACCCGGATGCAGGACGACGAACAATCTCATCAACTACAAGTTCAGCGACAGAAGGATAAGGCCGCACGGATAGCGGCGACAACGCGTAGCGGGCATGAGATCGGTATGGCCGATGCACAGTTTCGGCGTGATATCGGCATGGCTGATTCGAAAAACAAACGCGATCTCGCGGCAGCTGATCTCTTTAACGAGCAGGCACTTGGAGCTGCAGAGCTTCGGTATGGGCAGGACGTTGAGTTGCAGAGTGGTGAATTGAGATCTCTGGAAGCAAGAACGGACGCTACCAACGAATCCAAAGAATTCATTGCTGCGCTTGGTCAGTTCGACAGGTTGTATGGAAGTGGCAGCGGCAAGACGCGTGGAAAAGTCGGTGATTGGGATGTTGAACTCACTTCAACTCTTAACGACGACGGTACATTCGCCAGAAAAGCAGAAGCCACACACCCGTCAGGCATGGCAATGGAACTGGTCGGTGATCGAATGGTTTATGTGAACGATGATGCCCTTCGTGAAAAAGGATTGGCCGAATGGGCAGATCCCCAACAACAAGCATATTTGGAAAATATGCTTCTCAGTGAACTCAAAGCCGGCAACGATGAAGGTCAGGAATTTTTAACCGAACAAAAATACTGGCCGCTATCTTATTTGTGGGCGAAGTTTGAAAAAGACAACAAGGAACAACTGATAGATTTCTGGAAATTCTACAAAGAATCCGGGGGTGGTCGGGTCAATTTGGAAGGCCAATACGGAGCGCGCAGTACACAGGGACGAATATTGGGAGAGGAAGTGCCGATTATCAGAATAACGTCAGAAGAACAAACGGAAGCATTGAAAGGTGATGTGGATCTTGGGACGACAGTGCCGGTTGATCAGCAACTACCGGAAGAAGAAATGACAGTGCCGGAAGCAGCAGCACCAGCAGCACCAGCAGCACCAGCAGAAGAAGTGACAGTGCCGGAAGCAGCAGCGGGAACTCCCACGCTACATCCAGGTGGCGCATTAGCGAGAGGCGCTTGGGATGTATTGACGAGCGGTGGCAGAGCTGGCGGCATTGCACGCGGACAACGAGCACAACAAGAGCAGCAGTAATGCCTGAATCCCGATATTCCAGCGATCTGCGAGATCAGGAATACACCGGCCCGCCATTGCCGGTATCCAAGTACGCGGCTGAAAGAGTGCCGAGGCAATTTGCGTATGCGCCGGATGAAGATCCTCTGTGGAGTGACTACGGGCGCATGATCGTATCTGGTGGTGTGCAGCTCGGCGCTGGCGTCGGCTGGCTGGCGAACAACTTCGAGTGGGGCAAATCGCTGCAAACGGGCGCGGCCGATTTATCTCAGTCGATCATGGATGATTTGTCGCCGCAAGCTAAGAAAGCATTGGACACGGAGTTCACCGTCCGTGACGAAGGCCAGCTCTGGACAAACAATAAGTGGAGCAGAGCGAAACTGATCGCCGCTCAATCGTTGCTTGGCACAGCGGCCGGCATGGGCGTCGGTTCGATCCTTACCAGGGGTTTGGCTGTGGCCGGCATGACGAAGGCCGTGACGACAGCTGCGGGTACAGTCGTCCAGGTGCCGACCAAAGCGGCCGGTGCGATCGGATACGGAATTGGCGAGGCTGGCGTGGCGGCGCCGGGATCCGCAGCTGCCGTTGAAGCCGAAATCATGGCAATGAGCCATGACGATCTCATGGAGAGTGCTGCCGATTATCGAGCCATATACGTGGGCCTCGAAAACGCAAATCCAGCAGACCGGGCAAGGCGAGCCAAAGAGATTTTGGCGAAAGCAGCAGCCGGTGATGTGTTCGCTCAAAACATGGTTTATACGTTCATTCTCTCAGCGCCGTTGGGTGCGGTTGTTGGTGGATACACTCGCAATATGCCGCTAATCGGCGCTACAACCCGGTTCAAATCTATCGGTATTGGAGCTGGTGGCGAAGCCACTCAGGAATTCCTGCAATCCGGTTCTGAGAAATTGGTCGAAAATCTCGCCATGCGTGATATTGATCCGACTCGAGAAGTTTGGGGCGGCGTACTCGAGGAAGCGGTAGGCGGCGCAATGGCTGGCGGCATGATGGGTGGAGCTGTAGGAGTTGTCACGCCGTTAGATGCACAAGGCCGGGAGATATTACCTGACCCGGAATCACCATTACATGCGCTCGCGCAGGCAGATCAGGACGAACTCGATGCGGCCCTCGATGCTGCATTAGCTGTGGAAGACGCGCTCGAACGAGAAGCCGAAGACGAAGCACTCCGGCGAATGGTGTTGGACGAAGAAGACGCTGTTCGCGGCATGGAAATGGTCGAAATGGAAGACCGTCGCGCTCGCAAGCTCGGCCGGATGCCGCCCACGGACATGATCAGGACATACAGGGATGCAGGACAAGTTCGCATTCAAGAAGAAGAATATCTGGCAGATCATCCCGAGATAACCGAAAAAGATATTCATGGGCCGTTGAAGGGAGAGGGTCGAGCGCCCGGACGTTACACCAAAGACGGATTCTTGGTCGAGCAGATGGTAACTCGACCCGAATATGAGGAAGAACGCGAGGCCAGAGAGCGTGAATTGGGCTTCCGAGATATCGAGCGAGAGCGAGAAAATCAACGCCTGTTGGATTACGCCGAGGCCGGCGAAGAAATTGAAGAAGGCCGGGTAGGTGCCGAGGGAATCGCATCACGACTCGGAATGCCGAGGGAATTTCCACAAAGGCAACGAACAGAACATCGAGTCTATAAAAAAGATGGCACATACCGAGTTGTTCCCAAGCCAACTAAGGATTCAACGCCGGTCATAATGACCGAAGTTGGCGAGCCGACTGCTGGTACGCCTGTTCCGCGTGAGGAATTATTCTTAACAGGCGCGCAGCCGGCCGAGGGTGAGGTCGTCGCCGGCCTGCCGGTCGAAACTGCGGGCCGGCTCGGTGTGCCACTTAGCGAAGCCTTTGAAGCTGCGCGGGAACGTGAGACACAAAGGGCCGGGCGTGAAGCTCGGAAGATGGGCGTGCCGGTCCCGCGTGAAGAACTGGTCGAACCAGTGAAGCCCGAGATCCCGCCGACCACCAAAGCATTCAATCCGCGACGCGACAACATCATTATCGCCGCAGCGAAATCTAAGGGTCTGGATAAGGACGCATGGGCGGCAGAAGGCGTCGATCCGGCCGAATTCAAAGAGCCGGAGAACGCCTACGGCAGCAAACGGGCATTCCGCAAGGGCGGTATGACGCCTGATGAAGCTACCGAGTGGGCCGCAGAGCTTGGATTCGTCCCGGTTGATGAACATGGCAAGGGCGAACCTCACGCGGCCTTAGACGCCATCATGGAGACTTTGGGTGGCAAGCCTGTGTACACGCTCGAAGGCGAGCAGTACGCGGCCGAACAGCGTAGGTATGAGGAAGCGGTAGATACGCTCGCCCAGGAGAGGGATCGCCGGGAAGGTCTGGTAGGCGAGTGGACTCTGACGGTTGAAGGGCAGCAAGTTAGCGTTACCGAGGACACCATCGGCAATGTCACGGTGAGATACGGCGACACCGAAGTCACCACGGAACGCACCACGGAAGACGAATCCAATATGACTCTCGTTCGCGCTGTGATGCAGAGCGAAGCTGCAGGCGAAACCGTCATACGAGAAACCCCGGTACGGGGTGCGCCTGAAAGACCTACTGAGGAAGAACAAGCCGAACGCCAGCGGAGAGTTGGTGAGGCTATGGAAAGAGCCGAGCCGACTGAGGCTGAACTCGAAGCCGAACGTGCGGGCGGCAAGGCACTTGTCGATAAAATGCTGCCCGGCGCAGAAGGCGCGATTGAAACAACCGAAGAAGAAGTCAACGATCTCGAAGATGCTTTCTTTGCTGACGGCTGGAAATTCAACAATATCGAGCAGGAATATACGAAGGGCAATCGCACTGCGGTATTGACTGAAATCGAGGAAGGTCGGTGGAAAGTCGAATGGTCAACTGAGGCGGCACCGGAAGCAGCGCCAGCGGCAACAGGATTGAGCAGAGTAACCGATTACCGTGTTCCCGGTAAGCAAGGACGATGGTTTTGGCGTGGAAAAATGGATGGCAATTTTGCTGTCTTACATAAAGGTCAACAAAAGGAACTTGTTAAACCAGCAGATTTGCAGCGTTACGATGCCGAACCAGAAGCAGCACCGGATATGTTTGGCGACCCGGAGCTGGATGCAGTTGCAGACGATCTGGCTGATCAGATCAGTCGATTGACACCTGAATCAGGAGATTTGCAACGCAACGAAGCAGTTGCGGATCTCCGACGCTTGAAATTAGGTAAGCATCCTC